GTAGAACTGATATCTTTGCATAAATACTAGCCGTAGTGCTAACATCATTGAAAGACTTAGCCAATGTAAAAGCAAGATCGCTGTCCCTATTCTCTTTTTTGTTTTTATTTATATCTGTATTCATGTAATCCTTGTATCATTGACAATATAGGATTACAACATATTATTAATGGGTGCGACATTATTGTACAATTAAGGCAAGCATCATTTTTCGGCCTCATTTTGATAAAATTTACTAACTCTAGCTAAAAACATATGCTGATACTTGATAAATTCCTTACCTTTTACTTGAAACTTTTGGAAATATTTATCTGGGGTACACATTAGAATGACCCCTTGCGTGATTTCTGTATTATAGACATGATTATGCGCCATAGCATAGGCCCCTAGTTGCATGAAATAATCTTCAATCCATTCTTTACGCTTTGGTTTATTCGATTGCTTAAAATCTACGATACTATCCTCGTAATCATACACCCCTACAAGGTCTGTAGCGCCTGCATATAGGCCTGGATAGTATAATGTAACCTCAGACCCCCATATTTCAGACATATCACATAAACCCTTGTCTATGATCATTTGCGCCATGTCGCCTGCTACTTGTCCCTCGTCAGTTAGATCCATGTGTCCTTTACCTAAAATATATCTCTCTAAATGCAAGTGCATGTTAGTCCCTCTGCTTGCAGCAGTATTCTTGACACGCTCGGCTTCTACCGCACCCACTTTCGCCTTCCATCTATTAATCGATTCTTGTTTTTCTTTTGACTGTGTTGCCTGTAAAATGGTCGTTACACTCGGCAGCTTTTTACCAGTTATCTCGTAGTGACGCTTACCTTCAATAGAAGTACGCATAGATGCAGGGTAATTAAATTGTTTATTCCATTTCATCGTCTCTCTTTTCTAAATGATTTACTATAAAAAGTATAATAACACTCGCCAGTAGTATTAAAAACATACCAAGCAAAAACATACCTAAACCATGAAAAAATGTCATTCTAAACTCATAGCTTGTTTATATTCTTCTAAACTTACAACCTTGTCATTCATTATCTCTAGCTTTGAAGAATAATGATCTATTATTTTTTGTATTTTATGTAATTTTACATGCGCATAAGGCCAAAGTAATCTTGCAACATAATAAGCCTCTCTATGTTGACAACGCCAACGCCATTGTTTTTTCCAACCAAGCGTATATTTAGTTTTATATCTCTTTGGATTTACTGTTCCAACTTTTAAAATTTCATGGATCCATTTTAAAATAGACTGGTCCGTCATGGATATCTCTAATCTTATGCTCCATGTCGGATACGCTCTTTTATTATGTGGTCTCTTTCGATCATATTGTTTGTAAGATACACAACCCTCGCCATCAAATAGGCCTGCGATATAAGCCAAGTTAGTATCACTCGGCATCAGGTTTCTCTATTCCACCATATATCCCCGCTCCTACATTAATTATGTCCGTTGCGCTGCAATGACTTAAGCAAAGGGTGATTATCAAAATACTCGTCAAATTCTTTATCATGAACTTCTCCTTTAGAATTGCAAATAACACATTGCATGACTGTGTCATTTGCAGGATTTTGTGTTTTTTTAACCTTAACAAATCCGTTACCCTTACAATTAGGACAGATTTTCTTTTGTGTCATCTTTCTTATTTACAGCTTTCTCTTGTTTTAATGATGCTAACATTGCAATAAGTTGTGCAACCTCACCGTATGGTCTTCTATACATGTAGGCTATTAGCTCTTTTCTTTGTTCCTCTGTTAACTTAAACATTATTTCTCCTTCATTTTACCGTTAAGTCTTTTTGCTTTTTCATTAGCTATACATTCTACAGTTTTAGATATGGATAACTTAGTGTCGGGCAATAATGACTTAGACAACTTCTCTAGAATAGAGTATGTTTCATGTGTTAGTGAAACATTTTTATATTTGTTTTTATTCATTTGTTTCCTTTCATATATTAATTGTGATAATATAGGAGATTAATTTAATAAGTCAATGACTAAATTCGTGCTGTTCATGTGGATCTGTAGTAGTGTAGCGCAACAATGTATACCAGGTGTATTACCGCAAACAGTTTTTGATACTTATAAAGAGTGTGCTGTGTTTGGCTATGATCATTCATCAAAAGTTTTAAACAACATGTCTGTTGAAGACATGGAAAAGTATAGAACCAGTATTATACTTCAATGTAGAGAAGACGCTACAACTTAATAACATATGCAACCATACAGGTCGCCTGATCCGTCATTCATGACATGAACATTAACTGGGTAATCGTAATAAGTTGTTAGGTGTAATCTTAATATATCGCAAAGATCAAAACAATCTACCTCACTCAAAAGTTCTACGCCTGCCACCATTTCCTTTGTTACCGCCACTAGATGATATAGTCCATCGCTTAATAATATTAGATCCATAAAGTTTGTATATGAGTTGATACCATTGTTTCTTATACTTCGGATTCTTCGTCTCGTTCCAAAGTCTTGCTGTTTCGTCTATTTTGTTTTGTGTAGTCATTCTTTTTGTTACCTGCATCTATTATTTTTTTAAGGCCATGACCGATTAACTTTACATCAACACCGTAGGGTCGCCATTGTTTTTTCATAATATTAAGTTCAAGCACAAAATTACCCCATTGTTTTTGCGTGATACCTTCAACATTAAGAGTTATTTTTTTCATTTTTTCTTCAATCGTTTCATCTCCATATACATATCTTGCAGATCCATCACCTTACAATCTTCTATAAAATTTTTCAACTCAACCCGCATGGTGTTTCGTTCTTGGTGCATCTTGATTTTATTTTTAAGTTGCACCTCATTTATTCTCCATTTAGTTTGATCTGTCATTTATATATAAGTTGTGCTAGATGATGTTGCCATGTTAGGTGTATTTGCACTCGACCACCTGTTATTCTGGATCCTAGAATCTACATAATTAACTTCTGAAGCAGAAGGCTGTCTCTCATGAAGATATACAACCTTTCGTAACAAATCTACTTCTACCTTTAATTTAGAGGTCTCTAAATCTTTAAGTTTTTCTTCTAGTTTAGAAACTTTTTCTTTTTGAACCGATACTTCATCTGTTTCTTGATGCCACCAACCCTCATATTTTTGTCTTTCTTTTGTCTCCTCAGCTAATTGTTTTTTTAGCTTTAGATATTCTTGTTTATATTTCATATTTCTCCTTTTATTGTTAATTTAAACAATGGGGCCTTTGCAGGCCCCATCATGTTATGCTCCAATAGTTCGAATAACTTTTATTTTATTATTCTTACTCAAGCCTTTATTATAAGCCTCGACTAGCTGTAAGTCCCAAGATTCTTGATTATTACAAGTTTTAAACATATCAACATTTTTTGACATTTGTTTAACACCAGTCATAACATTCCAAGATCCTGCTGAGTTAGGCGCAATCATATTTTGCGTTTTAACCCAAGCCATACAGAACTTACCATTAGATACTAGTAACGGAACTTTAGCTTTTATTTTTTTAAGTTGACTACCGTATTTCTCGGCAGCGTGTAAGTTTTTAATTTTAAACTTACCTTCTTTAAAAGCTTTGTTAGAGTTACCACCACCATGATACACAAAATTACCTGACAATAAATTTATACTGACAGAAAAATTTAAACTGTAATCATCAAAGAATTTTTTAACCTTTCGGTATTCTTGATGATTTTTATGATTCTTATGACTAAAACATTTCAAATAATCTCTGTTCTTCCAAGACTTTTGATTATTATTCATAAGAATTGTATCTTGTATACTAGCACCATCTGATATTATGTATAAAACAGGAATATCTAATAGGATACACGCTTTTACTCTATGCTGTCCCTCACATATTTCCCATTTTTCGTTAATAACGATAGGTTGCAACTGGCCATTCTTTTTGATAGACTCAGCTAGACGCTTTACATCACCGTCATCTGTGTCCCGATTATCTTCCAAAAATTTTAGTTTATCCCAATCTTTGGTTAATCGGACACTAGATAAAGTTTGCTGATCTTTATAGGTGTTAAACTTTACATCATGACCCAAAAATTTAGCCTTTGTTGATCCTATCATAAAAGGCGGCAAAGTTAGGTCTTTCGGTTTAACACTTATATTTAGCTTTCGCTTTTTCTTAGACATATATTCTCCTTTCTACACAGCTTAGTTTAGAAAGGCTTATGAAGTCGCCATGTGATACTTTCATAATTTCTTTTTTTATATCTGTATTCATGTAATTACATGTAATGCTTTTACATGTAATTGTCAATAGGATAATATATTATTTTAACTATTGTTTACGACCCTGACGATTGTATTTTTTATGTGATCTTTTAGCGTGTTTATTGAGTTTTTTTGCGTGTCTTCTAGGTCTTTTACGAGGCTTTGGTCTTGGTGTAAAGTTTATAAACTTACGCTTTGCCATGAGTTTTTAAGTATTCCTGCTCATCAGGGGTTAGTTGTATATATCTTATTTTTCCATTTATATATTGTTTGGTATCTGCACCACAATTTGTGCATCTATAAAACTCTGATACTATCGCCACTAATATAGAGTCTTCCTCACAATGATGACAATGCCCTGTGACTGTATCTATGTTATGAAAATTAAAAGTTAATTTTTTCACACTAGATCCGTTGCTTTGCCTAACACAGGCTTGTATTTTGTCTTACCCTCAGATTTATATGCGTGTAAAAAAGATGCACGCCTACCTTCAGGTATCCAAGAACAATGAATCCATCCAGAGTTGGGTTCACCTAGAGTATAAAACTCGAGGATGAGCTGATCTGGCTCGAGGTTTGCTTTTATCCAATCAAAAAGTTCAGCGTTGTCTGTGCCCATGCATTCGAAGTCTGCGGCTTCAGCTTTGGCATGCTGTGAATTTACAGAACTACCAATAGCAGTGCATAATTCTACGCTACGAAAGCCGCTTGTTACTTTAACCCTGCCAAAATGATCACGAACTGGTTGTAAAATATTTTCGCATAAAGCTTTTAATTTTTCTATTTGATCTGCATTAGGGTTATTATCAATATCCATACGGATAGCCGTGTCTGATTTGGTAAGCTCTTGCAAGCTAAAATTTCGTGAAAGATTCATTAATTTGCTAATGGATTTGTGCTTTTAACTTTTAACTCTTCTATTTGTGTTTGTAATAATTGTATTTCTTTTTCATTTACTAAAGTTTTTGTATGTGAGTGTTCAACTGGGTGTTCGTGTTCTTGTAGTTTATGTGAATGAGATGTATCAATATTTTCTAACGCACTAACTTTTTCCTCTAACACAGCTATCTCTGCTGACCAATCCTTACCACCAGATGATTCTTCTAGCGCATCTAATTTAGTTACAATCTCTCCATACTTAACAAAACCACCACCGATTGCAACTATGGCTGCAATCAAAGCTGCTATTCCTGCGAGTTGATCTTTAAGTTTGCCCATTTTTTAATATCTCCAATTCATTCAAAAGCCGTTGCTTCTTAAGATTTATCTCCTCAAGTTTTCTCGCTTTGATTTCAATCTTATCATTTTGAGTATAACTTGCAAGACTCTTATCAGAATAAATAAGTCTATTATCTATTATGTTTAATTGATCTATGTATATATCTTTTGGTTTATAAAACTGCGTATTTGCATACGCATTTAACGATGCTTGATCGCTTGCCATTATCTCTAATTTAATAATATTTTTTATTTGTAAATTTTTTGAAATACTTTTAATATCCTTGTCGACTTTCGCCATTATCTTTTCAACATTTATAAGCTTTGACTGTGACGTAACATTTGTTGTTTTTGTTTTCGACTGTACCTTTTCTTGTTTGGCAACTTCTTTTGTCTGAACAGAAGACTTCTTAGTAGTCTTGCTATCGGGTTTTTCTTCTTTAATTTTTTCTTCATTTGACTCTTCTACCATTTGTTCAGATTCTTCTTCAATAATTTCTTTCTCTTCTTTTACCTCTTCTTTTGGTGCAGCCATCATGCTTTTTGGCTCTTCTTCAATAACTTCTTCCATCATAGGTTTTTCCTCAGTCATTTCCTCTTCTTTCATAGGCATTTCTTTTTCTTGCGGTGGTGGCATTGGTAAAAAATTTGTAATTAACTCTTCTGTTTCTTCATATATCTCTTCTTCCGCAGGGTCAGACATGGTTAAAAAAGACGGTTTCATGTCTTTTTCCATTGGTATTTCATCCATCTCCATAGTCATCTCTTGTTCCATTGGCATATCTTCTATTATCATTAACATTGGTTCAAAAGACATATCCTCAAAACCCTCTGTCATAATTTCTTCCATGGGTGGTGGTTCACCAAAAAATGTTATCATTTCTTCGAACAATTCTTCTATTTCACCAAAAGAAAAATCTTCAAAAACCTCTTCTTGTAATTCTTCAAATATATCTCCTATCTCTTGCACTATATTGTCAGCTATAGTTGTGTCATCGTAAGTCATTGTGAGTTTAGCACCAAGCAAATTAGGGCCACCTCTTTGTGCCGTACCTGTGTTGTTATCTGTGCCACTCCAAGACCAATCAAACTTATTAGATCCGTGACCATTATAAATCACCTGATCATTATACTGACCACAACCTGCGGTCTGGCCACCTGATGAACTTGTTGGATAACCATTACAGTTTCCTTGAAACCCTGCTATGTTTGTTCTTGTTTGTGTTGTCGTGGATAAAATATTACCAGATGAGTCTTTTAAATTTATCGTAATCGTATGCGAGTCCGTTGCTCCACTCTTACCCTCACAGTTACCTGCTTGATTATCACAGTTTGCAACATCGATGTAGCTATCAAGAGTTACACCATTGTCTAACATCTGTTGAGTTATATTGTTATTTGTTAAATTAACATCAGTTACAGAAAGAGTCGATGTTCCAGTAACTTCAAAGTCACCACCAACACTATATTTGTATCCACAGTTAGCTTGAGATTCAGCACATGTTACATCAAACCCGTTCACCGTGGAACCGTTGGACACAGTCCCAGAACCACCGGGATTAATTTGATCTGTTGAATTAGATCCCCAGTCCACACCATCGTTTGCATTTGGAAGTAAGTTGCCTGTTGTAATTACATCAGCTTTTGCAACTGCATACAACATTAAAAGAAATATAATAAAAAGACCTACAAACCATCTCATTCTAATATAAGTTTTTTAATTGATAAAGATCCATCAATATTTGTTTCTAACTCTGCCATAGATTTTATACATTGATATTTTATGTTACCACCAACTTTTAAACCACGTTTTGCTAGACGAGCCCCTTTGAGACACTCAGACATTGAAGTCTGGATACGTGCTTCCTTAATCTCTCCGTTTATTATCATAAGTAAGGCTACTACCATTTCTGTCATTAGTGGCTTCCGTTTGCTCTAACTTTATCTTTTAATGCTTCTACATCAGATAATAGTTTTTCTAATTGTTTTTGGGTAAATTCTATGTTGACTTTGTTGGTCATGTTTTGCTCTTGATTTTTTTGTAATTTTTCTACGTCAGAAAAAAGTGCCTCTAGAAGCATGTATTGCTCTTGATCGGTCGGTAACTGCTCTGACTTCTTTAAGAGATCAGCCTGAAACAACTCTCTTGATGTTTCTAACGAGGTAAGTCTAGCTGTTAAATCTGACCATGCGAGCACGCCAATAATAACGCCCCCGATGATCGCCAACATGTTCTTAATTGGCATCGACAGGCTTGTGTTCTCATTGATTTTCATTATCTAACATTCTTTATGTTTTTAAGTTCTTGTTCTTTTAGTTTAGCTTCTTCTTTCGCTATCGCCTCAGCGATCTTTTTTTCTTTTGCTTTTCTATCATCCATACGTTTCACGTATGTTTTATAATCTGGTCTTTCATGATCGTACTTAGACCATAAAGCTTGTGCCTCTTTACCTATCTTACCATCTATTGGACATGGTGTGCCTGCTTGTATCATAGATTCAAACACTCTTTCATCCTGACATAATATAGCAACCGCAGCCACTTTCATACCAAAATCATTTAATATTCTTGCTAACTTTAATCTTTCACAATTCTTGTCTATTGTGTGTTTACCACCACTTAAACCTACACCAAATGTCTGCACCCCTGCTGATACTCCAACGGCACAAACGTCTTGCGTCATGGAGTTATAGGACGGTGCTGAAGCTGATGGTGGCGCTGACCTAATATTAGAATTTGTTGTATTAGTTGTTGTGCTATTGGAACTTGATCCAGACTGATATGTTGTAGTTGCCGTAGATGTGTACCCGCCTTCAATCGCTGTGTTAGATCCAGATGTGTTTGTTTGTGTTGATCCTGCATGTGCAGGGCCTCCACAAAAAGCTAAAAGAGTCAATAAAAGTATTAGAACTCCCGTAAAATAATAATTATTTTCTACGGTTTTAGTCCTCATCTTTTTTCTCAATCTTCGAATCTTTACATTTACAGCCTTCACAAGTACACACTCCGTATTCGTCTGCATGTAGATCGTTATCTTCGCCACAATGGCAAGGATGATGACACTTACTACAGAATTGTCCTAATGTCATTTTTTAAACCTATCCTTAATTCTTTTTATAGGTCTTAAAATCCATCTTCTTATAAATTTTTTAATCATGTTTTTTCTCCTCAATCTCGTAAAAGAAGTCATCAGTATCTGATGTCTTCCATTCACCAGTATCTTCTACATTCCATTCAGATGTCTGCACTTTCCAGTTAGGAATTTCGTCTTTAACCGTGAATGAAGGTATATCCCAAATTATTCTATTATTTGGTTGCGCAGCAAAGTTGCCATCGTCTAATTCTAATATGTGCGCACACTTGTGTTCGTGTGGTATCTCTGAATGTTCAGCGTCTACTATATTACAATCTGGGTGTGCCCAGTCAATAGTAAATAAATATTTTCCTCGGTGCCACTTCCTATCTTTTCCCATGTATTTACCATGGGTGCCTTGGATTATATCCCAATTAGTAACAGCAGGATAATAACTAAAGCAATTCCAAAGCTCCAACTCGTCAAGTCTACGTTTAGGAACTTCTTCTGGTTTAAAGCCTCGCTGTATGAAGGCAGATATCGGGAGACGATAAAAGATAGCCCCGCTTTCCATAATTGCATGGCATAAGATAGCAGTCCCAGCAATAGATGTAATGCCGAAGACAATACAGTCTTCAACTTCTCCGTGATGTTTTTTAAGATCATATAAATACTCCCTTCGTATTTGTGCATAAATCGGCGGTATATTTGCATTTAAGTAAGCCATAGTCAATCCTCATTTTATATCTCCCCAGTTCTTACCAAATTCATAATCCACTTTACTTGGTATCTCTAACTCAACTGCGGATTCCATAATCTCTTTTATATGTTTTGCTTTTATATCACTTTCCACAGATATATCTAGTTCATCATGTACTTGTATATGTGCAACAATGCCCTCCTTATATAACTCTAACATAGATTTTTTTGTCATATCTGCGGCTGATCCTTGTATTAATTTATTCAAAGCTTTGTAAGTATAAGCACGCCTGATACCTGCTCCATGTTCCTGACGAGCTTGTTCAAAAGGTAACGCTTTGTGAACACCAAATCTACTAGGCTCCCACAAATGAAACCTGCATAATCTACCAAGTAAAGTTCGTATCTGCCCTCTTTGTTGTGCTCTGTTAGACACAGAGTTCATTAAAGTTTTAACAAACGGAACTCTTTCATGATAAACAGTAAATAGCTCTTCAGCTTTTTCTTTCGATACACCTAACTCTGCTTGTAGTTTTGCTTTACCCATGCCATAAAATAATCCAAGATTAATTGTTTTTGCTTGAGTTCTAGGTATGTCAGCCATCTTCGCAACGATTGTGTGAAAGTCTGCATCGTCTTGTAAGTAAGAGTCCTTAACACTGAAGACGCTTGTATCTTGATCTAGGGATGCATAGTGAACTACTAATCTAGGTTCTTGTTGATTATAGTCAAAGCATCCCCACTCACAACCAGATTCAGGAATAAAGAGGGATCTGATCAATGGTCCTAAGTCTTTGTTGCGAGCAGGAATTTGTTGTAGATTTGGATTAGAGTAACTAAATCTACCAGTTACTGTGCCTCCTGTATCAGATCTAATCTGATTTATATCTGCATGTATTCTACCTTTGTGTTCGTGTTTTATAATTGTATCTATGAATGTCGTATGTGCCTTGTTTATTTCTCTGGCTTTTGATATGCATTTTACTAAAGGATGTTTATGTGTAGACAAGAAATTTTTTGTAAAGGATGGTGCTTGTGTTTTTAAAGTTCTTTCATACGGTAAGTTTAGTTTATCAAACACTTTGGCTATCGATCTTGCTGCCCATATTTGAGTATCTACTCCTGTCTCTGTTTTTACTTTTTGCAGGAGTTCTTTTTCTTCTGATGCTAATTGTTGCTTCATTGTGTGAGCTTTTTGAACATCTACTCTCACTCCTAAAAAACGCATGTCTACTAAACAAGGAAAAAGATCTGTTTCTAAATCAAAAATAGAATTTAAATCTTGATCCATTATTTCTTTCTGCATTATCTTCCACAGTCCATACGTTAACTCTGCATCACGTTCAGCATAATTACCCACATACATCGCAGGTAGTTTCCACATGTCAGCTTTTGAATCTATGCCCCATTCTTTTGCAGCGTTGTTTAGTTCTGTTTCATTTTTACCTTGACTTAAATAGTCCCAACCAAGTGATCCAAGATCATATCTAAACCTATTTTCGTTTACGAGTGATGCTGCAATCATGGTATCAATTATAGTTCCGTTAATTGGTATGCCCATGGCCCTAATCCAACACACATCGTACATGGCGTTGTGAAATATTTTTGTAGAGGTAGTTTTACAAATGTCCGTAAACCATTGAATTACTTTACTTTTTTCTAGATTACCACCACCTTCATGATCGAATGGAAAGTATCCAGAATAACCCTCTGTCGCAACTGCAATGCCTACAACCTTACCTTTACCGATTACAGAACCAGACCCCATAGTTTTTAAGTCTGGGTCGTGTGTTTCTAAGTCAATTGCAATCTCTTCACAAAATCTTAAATCTGGAAACTCTTTGGGTTTAACCCACTCCGTCTGTGCCTTAAATATCATTTACAACCTTTTTTATAGCTAGTCCTATTTCTTTTGCGATTTGCGGGACGATAGCATTTCCCAATCCTTTAAGTCGGTGTACTCTGCCGGGTACCCCATTAGCCACTCTACCCACATTGGGTTCAACGCTCCACCAGCTGTTCCCGCTAGTCTGCTTTTCTTTTTCGCTGTTTCGTAATTCGTGTTCAGCCATGAATCTTTCCAATCTCTTGCTGTAGGTATTGGCATCATGGCTATTCTCTCCTCTAATCTCGCCTTGTCTACTCCTCTCCTCTTGATGTTTTCCATGTTCTCCGACATGGCT